TAAACAAAAGTTAGAAGAGACTCTCGAACGCAAAGAGGAATTCGACAGAGAAATGAGTCTCAAAACGGAACAAAAACAAAAAAACTATGAGACGGAGAAAAGAAAACTCCGGAGAATCTTTACAGAAGAACGTTGCGGCAAAGAGAATATGCACTTTGTCCGCTCGCTTATCGAAAGAGCAGCATTCCTTCGCTCCGAATTGGAGTTCATCGAGGATCAAATTCAAGAAGGCAGCATCCTTGACATGTTTGTACAAGGCACTCAGATCCTTATTCGTGAACATCCGTTGTCAAAATTGCATGTTCAATACATGAAGATCTACAAAGAGGTCATTACCAAACTCGAATCATACGGAAAAGAATCCAGAGTCGACAGTTCAAGTGATGACAACAGCAAAGAATCCGAAAATCTTACAGGACTCATTATGCAAGGTGCTAATGCTCGTGGGAAGTACAAGAAATGAATTATATTGAGCAATACTGGAGAAAGATTGTTGAAGGCAAGATTGTCGTCAGCAGTAAGGTTAAAGTCATCATGCAGCGAGTCATTAATGACTTGCATAACCCAGATAGCAAATGGGTCTTTGATGAAGATTTGGCCAACATTGGTATTGAGTTCATTGAGGGGTATTGTCGTCAGTTTGAGGGTGAATGGATAGGTCAAGAGATTGAGCTTATGTTGTGGCAAAAAGCCATACACCAGATTATCTTTGGATTCGTTGATCGTGAAACAGGATATCGTAAGTACACCGAGATATTGATTATTGTTGCCCGAAAGAACGGTAAATCAACTTGGGTGGCTGGCGAAGGCGGTAACATGTTAATATGCGATGGCGAAGGTGGACCACAGATCCGTAACCTTGCTACCAAATTGGATCAAGCCAAGATTCTGTTTAATGCCTTCGTAAACATGCGAATTCAGAGTCCTGCTCTTCAAAAAGTTACAACCAAGGTGAATAACTCGGTTAAATGTAACTTCAACTTCGGCACATTTACTCCTTTGGCATCTGACTCAGGCAGCTTGGATGGTTTGAACGTATCCATGGGAATTGTTGACGAATTGCATGCGTTGAAAGACCGTAACTTGTATGATGTAGTTAAGCAATCTCAATCAACTCGTAAGCAACCATTGATGTGGTCTATTACCACAGCAGGATTTGTGCGTGAAAACATATACGATGATTTGTATGAATACGCAGAGAATGTTCTAAACGGTGTTGTTAATGATGAACACTTCTTGCCGTTTATCTATGAGTTGGATAAACGTGAAGAATGGTTAGATGAATCTTGTTGGCAGAAGGCAAATCCTTCTTTGGGTATAACAAAACCAATAGATTATTTGCGCCAGCAAGTCAAACGTGCTCTTACAGAGAAGTCCTATAAATCCACAGTTCTAACCAAGGATTTTAACATCCGAGAAAACAGTGCTGAAAGCTGGTTGTCTGCAGAAGATGTTATGAAGAATGCTACATATGACATCAGATGGTTCAAAGGACATTACGGTATTGGTGGTGTGGACTTATCTACTCGTAGCGACTTGACGGCAGCCAAAATTCTTATCAAGTGTAAAGATACGCCAGGAGTCATCTATGAAATTGCACAATATTTCTTGCCGAAACAGAATTTAGAGAATAAGATTAAAGAGGACAAGATACCATATGATGTTTGGGCAGAGAACGGATGGTTGACACTTTGCGACAGTGACCAAGTTCAGTACTCTGATGTTACTGCTTGGTTTGTCAAAATGCAAAAGGAGTATGGCATATATACCATCTGGTATGGATATGACCGTGCTTTGTCAGATTATTGGGTTACAGATATGGAAGAACATGGGTTTACAGGCGGTTCAGCTGTGGCACAAGGTGCTTATACATTGTCTGCTCCAATGAAAGATATACAAGCTGATATCATTGCTGGTCGGTATATTCACAATAATAACCCAATAACACGTTGGTGTTTTGTAAATACAGCAGTTGCAAAAGACGCAAATGACAACTGGAGACCAGACAAAAAGTCCAGTAGAAAGAGAATAGATGGTACGCTTGCCACATTGAACGCTGCCACTATCATGTCTAAACAATGGGATAACTATAAAGGAATCCTGAAAAATCGTTGCTTGCCCGAATAAATATTGGCAAACTGTAATATAATATCTATATAAACCATGGAGGAGCAATGGGAACAGTTCGAGATTTTTTCAAAAAATTGTTCGGGATCAATCCTGAACGTCCATATGAAGATCCCTTGCCTCAGTCTACACAAATTGTGTTATTGAATGGGGATTCCTCGGATTATCCCAGAGCAATAACGGCTGATCTTTATGCACAATCTCTTGTCCGCTCTATTGTGGACAGAATTGCTTTATACGGATCTATGATTTCTCTACAACATGTTCGTGGCGAAGGTCCAAATTTTGAAATCGTGGATGATAAGATTAATCGTTTGTTGACGCTCCGTCCGAATTCGTTCATGTCTGCTTCCCAAATGTTCTACAGAATGTGGACGGATCTGTTCTGCGGCAATGATAGTTATTTGTGGGTTAAACCAGACAGTGCGGGCAATCCGGATGTCATAGTACCTATTATTGCCAGCAGTGTACAGATGAAGAATTCTAATGGATTCTTATTCTATGTGTTCTCATTTGAGAATTCACAAAAAGTTGCTGTGCCTATTGAGCAAATTATTCATTTGCGCAGGTATTATTACAAGAATGATATCTTTGGTACCAGCAATACACCTTTGGAATCTGACCTTGCATTGATGGGAACAATGCAAACTTCTATTGCTGCTGCAATGAAGAACGGTGCACAGATTAAAGGTATTTTGAAACACGCAAATACCGTATCGCCAGAAGATTTGGAAGCACAAGAAAAGCTCTTTAGAGAGTCTTATCTTAAAGCAAGCAATTCTGGCGGTATTGGCATGATTGACGCTAAATTTGATTTTATCCCAATATCCTATTCCGGAAAGATTATTGACAGTGATCAGATGAAGGAAATTCGAGACTATGTGTATCGTTATTTCCATGTCAATGATGACTTGTTGATGAGTTCTTACACCTCTGAGAAATGGCAAGCGTTCCATGAAACAGTTATGGCACCATTGCTCAATGACTTGGAACAATGCGCATCCATAGCTCTTTTCTCAGAAACAGAATTGGGGTATAAAAATAGGATTAAATCAAGCGTCAATCAAATTACATTTATGTCACCTGCTCTCAAAGTTCAAATGGTCAAATTGGCACTGGATGGTAGACTTTATAACCCGAACGAAATTCGTGGATGGTTTGGCGATGCTCCTATCCCTGGTGGTGATCAATATCAGATGTCTAAGAACTTTGAATTGGCAGGAGCAAATTCGGATCCACAGAATACCAAGACCAAGGAAGAAGAAAATCCTGTGGCTCCCAAGGAGGAAGAAAATGCCGAAGGAGAATCTTGAAAGACAACTGCGCTTAACTCTCCCATTGCAAGTTAGAACAGCGCAACGACAAGCTGAAGATGGTTCTCAAGTTGATGAAATGATTGTCGAGGGATATGCCTTTAAGTATGGCATTGAGACTGTTCTTTGGCGCAGTCAGAGCGGATATGAATACCGAGAAATCATTGACAAAGGTGCTTTGGAGGGAGCGGATATAAAAGATGTCCCTCTCAAATACAATCATAGCAATGAGAATTTTATCTTCGCTCGCACTCGCAATGGCTCTCTGGAGTTAAAGGACGATGAAACAGGATTGTTTATTCGTGCTCGTATTATAGACACACAACAAGGACGAGATCTCTTTAAGATGATTCAAGAAGGACTTATCGATAAGATGTCTTTTGCCTTTACCGAAAAAGAGTATGCAGACGAGTATGGTGAGAACTTTACTCGTACTCGCATTGTTAAATTTGATAAGATTTGGGATGTCTCTGCAGTGGATATTCCTGCTTATGATGACACCGAGATATACGCTCGTAGCATAGCCCACTTGGAGAAGAGGACACAGCCCATCCTGGAGAGGAAGGAAAGAGCAAAATCCATGCGTGCCAGACTCAGAATAAAACTTTTATTGGAGGAACAACAGTCATGAATTTGAGACAAATGCTCAAAACTATCAACGAGGAGATTGCTACAATGCGTTCTCAACTCGACTCTCTTCCGGATGATCAACTTGAAAAATTCGAAGAGAATTTGAACCAAAAACTCTCTGAGCGTTCTTCGCTTATGAGAAAGATCAAACTCCAAGAACAAGCACAACGTGCTGCTCTTGAAAACGAACTTGATCCGGAAGATGTCAACGTGGACGATGCAGAAGACGTTGCACAACGTGGTATCGTTCAAACACTTGCCACTTCTGAACAAGACAGCGCAGAGAAACGTTCCAAAGAGGAACACATCAGAAAGCGCACCAAGATGGGTGAAGACTTGAAACAAAAGAGAACAGTCGTTCTCGATTCCAGTGTACTTGTGCCTGCACATCAAAGCAACGTTCTCACTCCGTATCCCTGGAAACAATGGTCTTCTGTAATTGACATGGTCAAGTATCTCACTCTTATCACAGGTGAGACGTTTGACGCTCCGTACATCAAATCTAACGGCATGGCAGATTACACGGAACAACCGAATTCCCTTGGTGTGGGTGGTACGTATCATCCAGTTGACATGGCATGGGGCAAACGTACTATCACCAAAACGAAGATCACGGCATACGGTGAAATCACCAAGGAATTGGAGAGAACTCCTGCTGCCAACTATGCAAACGCAGTTGAAGAGAACATCACCATTTCTCTTCGCAAGAAACTTGCAAGAGAAGTCGTTGCTGGTGACGGTGCATCAGGTCACTTCGTGGGCATCATGAGCTCGATTAATACCGAAACAACCACCAATGGTGTAGACGTATGTACGGACTACAAGATCGGCGAAATCAACGAGTTCACTCTTGAAGAGATGATCCTCAACTATGGCGGTGAAGAAGACATCGAATCCGCAATGGTCATTGGTCTTGCAAAGCTCACATTGCTTCAATTCAGCAAGGTTCGTGGTTCGGACAAGAAGAAAGTCTACACGATCGACTATGCAAACAAGACTATCGACGGTGTTCCGTTCGTTATCACCAGTGCTCTTAAAGACTTTGTCTCGGCAACTGCGGGCGATGAGTCTAAAGCAGGCGGCAGAGGTGACGGATTCATGTTCTACGGTGACCTCAACAAATACACCATCGCAGTCTTCAGCAATATCGAAACAGCGAAATCTGAAGATTTCAAATTCGACCAAGGTATCACCTGCTTCCGTGGCGATGTGTTCATGGGCGGTAACATCGTTGGCTATCGTTCATTCCTTCGTGTCTACAAAGGCGCATCCACGGTCAAGACTCTTACCAAGATACCTCTTCAAGCATAATAACCACAAGGAGATAAGCCATGTCAACATTTGCAGAAACATTGCTTGCGCCAGTTAAGCTCGCAATAAGAGAGACAGGATCTAATTTTGATACCGAAATTCAAACCAAGATTGCTGCATGTGCTCGTGATCTGCAGACTGCTGGCATGGCTGCTAAATTCTTCAAAGATCCGGATGTCACTTCTCCTGTCGATCCTTTGGTCCAAATGGCTGTAGAATTGTACGTAAAATCCGCTTTTGGATTGTACAATGATGACAGTGAGAAGTACGATAAAGCCTACCAATCCTTGAAAGCAGACATGTGTACGAAATCCTTCTACACAAAGGAGGAATAAATGGGATACAATAGTCGCATATCTTTATGCAATATTGAGACCGTTCCTAATGTTGCGACAGGAAGAAGGCACTTTGAAATAACAAATGAGACTGTTGTTTATGCTGACTTACAAGAAGTCGGTATGAATGAATACTACTCTGCTGTGGGAAACGGCATAGAATTGGTTGCCGTTTACGAAGTTCCCGCAGACAAATACCATGGTGAACGATACCTTATTGATCATACTCCTCAGGGGGATAAAACGTACCAAATAACTCGTGCTGCAAAAGGACGAAATCGTGGTTACATTAAGCTCCCTGTAAAAGAGTGTGATAAGAAGTTGGAGAGCAAATAATGAAACGATCCGACCATGAATATCCTTTATCTTATGTCAATAAGAATTTAGAAAACATTCTTGCTGAGATGGTTAAAGAATACAGTGATGACTTGTCTGAACAAGCAGCTAAAATCACTGAACAAGTGGCCAACGACTTTGCTCAACAGCTTAAAGAAGAGACTCCTCGTAGCAATATGTCCGATGAACACTTGGCTGATACGGTTCAATGTACAGCAGTGGCATCTAAGACTTATGGGAGAGAAAGCAAAGGATATGTGGTTCATTATGGAAAATGGCAGATAGCTCATTTGTTAGAATTCGGTTGGACACTCCGGAATGGCAAGCGAATGGATCGTACACCGTTCGTGCGCCCACTCTTTGATCGAAATCGGGACAAATACTATAATATGTACAAGGAAGGATTGAGCAAATGAAAGACTATGCCTTAATGGTATACACAATTCTAATGCCTCTTGTCACTGGGGATTTGAAGGCCAAAGTGTACAAGAATACCTGCCCTGAGGACAATGATAGTCGTCCTGATCAGTTTATAGTCTATCATGCAGGAATTTCCAGTATTGGAAAGATCTACAAAGACGGTGTAGCAATTGTTCGAAACGTAGACTGTGATATTGTAGTATATGAAAGAGGAGACGGCAATGCCGAAAGCTCTGGTGTTCTTGCCGATGCAGTTGAACAACAACTCATCGATCGCAATATCCCATATATTAGAACATCAACAGGGTACATTGAATCAGAAGACGCAATACAAACAGCGTTTGACTTCATGTTAAGATAGGAGGAATCCATGAACCAAGATAAACAACTTGTGTCGTTTAACATTCAGAATGCTGCCTATGCGGTTCCAAAGAGTGAAGGTTCGGGCTGGGAAAACTTTGTAAAGTTTGCTTCCGGATCTGACTCTTTGGCACTTGACGCAAACTATTCAGAAAAGGTTATTTATTCTGATGGTTTGGTACGAGCAACCATTCCGAACGACAAGGGCAAAACAGGCACATTGACTCTTCTTAACATAGACAACGATTATGAAATCGCTATGGGAAGAAGAATGAAGACCGCAAATGGTACTTCAGAAATCAAGCAACGCAAATCTGTAGAGCACGTTCTCTACTATGAGTTTGAATACCTTGATGAGAACACTGGCGCAACGAAGGTTGCCAAAGTACAATTGTACGGTGTCACATCAGGTAGACCATCTCAAGCGTTGAATCAAACAACGGACGATATCAACAATAACAATGTTGATTTGAGTCTGACAATTAAAGGTATGACAATGAAAGCTAACACTGGCGATACTGACTATACAGATGCCAATGGCAACATTGTCAAAGTGTGGCAAACGATCTGTCTTCCTGGTGAAGAAGGATATGACACATTTGGGAAAACGGTAGTTGTACCGAAGGCTCCCATAGCATAAGAACATTTGGAGGATGAACAATGAGAGCAAAACTTCCGATCATCAAACAAGAATTTGATGAATCAACCGAATCTGTGAAGACTATTCATGGAACCATTGAAGCAGATATAGATACTTCCGTATACTCTGAAGAGCGTTGGGAAAGATTTTTCCCAGAACAAGCGAAACGTGAAGGACTGTTCCAATATGTAGAACGTATCACATCTGGATCCCAGTCTTTGGGTGAACGTGCTTATGTGGCGAGCATGCTCAAAGCTATATTCTGTTTCATCGAATCGGACGAACTCCCCACATACAAGGATTTTGCTCAGTTGTTCATCCTTTCAGATGCTGAATATGTCAACAATTTGATCACTCAATTGTCTAAACTATTCAGAGCTATCATAGGGGACAGTGCCACAAAAAACTGAATGAGCACAGTGCTGAATTGTTGCGATTGGTCAAACAATTGCCTTCGGATTCAGTTAAATCCGGAAATTCAGTATCTGTGCCGTTCTCCCTTATGATACGAAAGAAATGTATAAAACACGGTATAGATACACAAATGCAAAAGACAATGCATTTGTACGATTTACAATGCCTACTCATTCAATTTGAGATTGAAGATGTTAGACATTGTCTTGAAGAGATTCACAAAACGAAACTCAAACAGAGAGGAATCTCTGGGATACGCCATTTGAATGGCAATGAAGCTCTGAAATTCTTAACAGGAGGACAATAAGATGGCAGCTGAAATCCGTGGCTTGACAGTTAAGTTTGACGCAGATTTTTCTGAGTTCAAAAAAGGCATGAAAGATGCCAATACTGATATTAAGTCAACAGAGAAACAGTTGAAATCCTTAGAGTCCTCTCTCAAATTAGAATGGGATGAGACTAAATTCTCGCAGGCACAAACTCTTGCGAGAAACGCTTTGGAAGCAACTGAGCAAAAAGCCCAGTTGCTTCGTGATCGTTTAGCAGAGATCCAAGAAAAAGGGGTCACTGACAAAAATCGAAAAGAATACAACTATTTGCAAGAAGAGTTAGCAAAGACCGAAACAAATGCTACCTCTTTGAAACAGAAGTTGGAACAGATAAATAATCTCAAGCTGGATCAAGCTATAAAACAAATAGATAAAGTCAGCCAAGGATTAACCTCAGCTGGGCAAGCATTTGCTCCGTTTTCCGCTGCTGCTGCTGCAGCTATTGCAGGGGCATATAAACTTGGTACAACGGCTGCGACGACAGGTGCAGAGTTAGATGACCTGTCTCAACGTCTTGGTGTATCCGCCGAGAAGATTCAAGAGTGGCAATATCTTGCAGTTCAGACTGGTGTGGATGTTGAGATTTTCAACAAAGCTCTTATTCGTGCTCGTGCTGCTATGCTGGATTTGTCATCCGGAACAATTAACAAAGCTGCTGAATCTATTCAAGCATTGGGATTAGACATGTCTCAATTTGGCTCACAAGAGGAAATGTTTGATGGCATTCTTAAAGCATTGGCAGGTATGGAAAACAAGACTCTTCAAGCTGCCTATGCTAATGAGATATTTGGTGATAAAATTGCTAACCAAATGCTTCCATTTTTGAATGCAGGAGCATCTGAGATAGAGAAATTTACCAATGAATTCAAACAATTTGACTCCTTGTCCAATGAACAAGTTAAGGCTCTGGCAGAGTTAGATGATACAATATTCCGTTTGAAGGAATCCATAAGGTATGCTGCTCTTCAATTGGGTACAGCGTTTATGCCCTTATTGAAAGAATTGGCAACAACTATTCAGGAAAAAGTTACACCCATAATCAGTAACCTTGCAGATCGGATTGGTAACATGTCTACAGAGCAACAGAAAACGATACTTGGTATTCTTACGGTTGTAGCAGTTATCTCTCCTCTTTTGCTCTTATTGGGCAAGGTTGCCTCAGGGGTATCCAATATCATAAAGTTGGTCAAACTTCTTGGTCCAGCATTGTCTTCCAGTTTAGGATGGGTTGGGTTAGTACTGGCTCTTGTTGCTGTACTCATTGCAAAAAGTGAGAATCTTCGTAATGCTCTAAAGAATTTGGTGGATACTCTTATAAAGAGTCTTCAACCAGCATTTAAGATTATCCAAAAATTGCTCTTATATATTAACCCTCTCATTGAACTATTGGGAGACATGATTGCTAACTCTTTGACTGTCTCTTTGAAGGTGCTCGAGCCAGTTTTGATTGTCATTGGAAAGTTGTTTGAAGCAATATATAATGTCTTAGAGCCATTGTGGTGGCTCTTGGATAAAATCATCCAAGGTGTTGAATGGGTTGTTAGCTTATTCGGTGGAGAAAAGATAGGAGTCTCTGAAGAAAAAGCACAAGCTGCTGTTGGCAATACGGACTGGGCATCTTCAGAGTATAGCAGTGGAGCATCTTCATCTGTTTCTAACATCAATTCGTCGGAATATAATGATTATTCTTCTGTCACAATAAATATAGAAAAGAACGATTATATGAGTGAAGATGACATCATTAAAGCAGTTAACCGTGGCTTGAAACAAGCAAAACAAGCGAGGGCATAATGGAAAAAGTTCGTGCATTTGCATTGGTTGTAATAGATGATTTTGAAAGGGAGCTGGACAGGTTCACGTTGGACTATGTTGAAGCACCTAAAAATCTTGGTTTTGAGATGGAATTCACAACAATAGAATCCCGTCTCACAACTTATTTTACCAGTGCTCGAGAGAAGAAGATTGCTACCACTCTCACGCTTAACTTCCTTCCCCCTCGTGCATATGAAAAGGTCAATGCCTTCCGATTCTTTGTACAAAAGCACATGAACGATCGAGTTGTGCTTGAATATAATGACACGACTTCTCAAATTAAGAATTGGGAAGGAAAGGTTCAAAAACTTAATGTTACAGAGAAAGAAGATTGGGGCGGAATGACTTGTGAAATGCAATTTCTGCCTGGCACACCGAAATATCAAAAGATTGATAACACAATATATATCAAATTCAGCACCATAGGCAAGAGCTATCCGTTCAAATATCCTTATGCCTATGGAAAGACTCTTGTAGAGAACAACTCTATTAACAATGACTACTTTGACGAGATTCCTCTGAGGGTATTTTTGTATGGATCTTGCGCAAGTGTTTATCTTGCTCTTTCAGCAGATGGAAAAGTATATTCCAAATTTAGAATGAATAATTTTACCCTTGCCGAAGGAGAGCACCTTGTTATAGATGCTATCAGTTCCAAAGTACAAGTGTACCGTAACGGAGCTTATCAGAATGCCTATGACTATGTTGACAAATCTTCAGAATATGATTCATTCTTGTTTGCAAAAGAAGCAGCAACGAGTCAATTGATATCAGGATTAACCGCTCAAGACTCTGGAGAAGTACGAGCCAATTATCGTCAGTATTTGCTGTGAGGATGCTATGTATTTTGTATTGTATGATAGACAGTTAAATACAATTGGAAGTACTTACATTCTTGAATCGTGGTCTCGTACAAGAAGAGCGTTTGACTATGACGATGCTGAGATTGAAGGAGAACAAATTCCGGCAAATGCAGAGCCGTTCTTTGTAGTTGTCAACGATAAAAGAGGACATATGTCCTTTTCCGGATTGGCCAGTACTCCTATCAATGATGATAAGACTTTGAAGACCAAGATTGTCCTTAAAGATTATCGTACTTTATTCAACTCAGACATTGTAGTTGATTGGAGTTTGTTTACTGGGACATCGCTCAAAGCCTTATTTGATTTTGTACTAAACATCTGGAAGACACAGAATGGCGAGATAGGATTTGACAATATCCTATTTGACACGAGTGCTTTGGATACGCTATTGCTTGACTCAGATATAGAGTTGGGTCAAGAGTCTGAATCTTTTGATACCTATCAATTCTTGTCAGAGAACATGGCATATTATAGTGTATGGGTAGATACCTCTCTTGATGTACATGCTAAATCATTGGCATTTACATTTAAGAGAGTTGGTACGGAAGTTGTGCCCATCAAATTGTCTGATTTTGGTGTGACTAAAATTGAAAAGGACTTTGGTGAGTATAATCAAGCCACTGTGTACACTGATACCCTTACCAAACATGGAGTTTGGTGTCTTACAGCAGATAATCAAATTGCCAAATTGCCAAACACAGAAATTCAAAGACTCTATCCAGTTAAGAACAGGAATTTTATAGCATCTTCTGCTGAGACAGCGGATTTGAATTCTGCTATCTATGAAGCAATTATGGGTTTAGCAAAGAATCGATATGCTGAGAATTTTGACTTGGATGCTACAAAGTACAAAGCAGGAGACATCTTGTATGGGTTAGATTTTAGCACTGCCGTACAAGTGTACACTCCAGAAGGGTATTATAAAACACTTCCTGTGGGTTCTATTGAACAAAATAGCAAGGATAAATACATAGTTGGCGTGGGTTATAGAGCCCAAGAGTTAACTCAGATATTATAGGAGGAAACATGAGTATTATTCTTCTTAGAAGACCAAGCGATACACCAACAGTTACTGCTCATGATGATACACGAGCTTTTCGATATGCCTTTAATGGTTACAACGGAATTGTTAAAGACTATTTGAATGAGTGCTCTGCTGTTGTACAAGGGTTAACCCTTAAAGTCAACAGTGGTGAAGTTGTTATTGATGGTGTTCAAGCTGAAATAGATGCCAATGGTATTTCTATAAACATTGATCAATTATCAACTTTGAGATACTACACGGCATATATTGAGTTTAATTTCTCTAACCCAACTACACCAACTGTATCTCTTAAAGCATCTTATTCCACATCAGCTTATCCTGTTGTGGAAAAGGGAGATGACCTTACATCTAATCCGACTGGCACAGCAAATCTGCCTTTGTATCGTTTTATGGCTCAAAATTCTTCTTTGAGCAGTATAGAACGAGTCGCTCCTCTGATTGTTCCTGGTCAAGCTAAACAAGCAGAGAATTCAACAAGATTCTCAAATCGTACTTTGGAGAATTCTTTGTCCAATGACGATCAGAAAGTGCCTACTTCGCATGCAATTTATAATAAGTTTAGTTCAGATGAAAAATCTGACTTCGGCAATTATGTGGTTGAGAAAAAGAAGTTGCTTTGGAAAGGCTCTCAAGATGTTGGAACTACTGCGGTAAATATCTATTCAGAAGGAAATGGGGTTACGAATTCCTTTTGGGGGAGAACATTTGAAATCCACTTTGCCTTCTCTCCTGCATCTCCCACATATATTCGAAGATTCTACTATCGTCCCAATTATAGATGGGGGGTACAACAAACGTTAGGTATTTGTATGATCCCTTCCAGCAATATTCCTGATTCTCAACTGTTCACTTTGGAATTGGTTCAAGTGGGGAATAACTACTACAATAACATGTATGTAAAAGGATATCAAAAAAATGCTTCTAAGGATGTCATTGCAACTGTGTTTGCTGTTTATGAAATTGTAACCTCAGCAGACATCACTTGATAAAGGAGAAATGCATTATGCCAGAACGAATACTTGAAAAGAACGGTGTTGATAATACCAATATTGATGGAGCAGGGTTTAATCGATTCTGTGCTGGAAATAAAGATGGTATTATCCGAGGAATTCTCAATGAATGTGCTGCTACTATACAGGGCAATACATTCACTTTGTCAACAGGTGAATTGATCATCTGCGGATTTCGTGTTGTCATCGAGTCTCCTGTTGTAAAAACTTTTACAACAACTCCTGTCAATCCCATAATCTATCAATTGATTGGTGAAATTCAAGTCTCTTCATCCAGCGAAGTCCAGTTTTCATTGAGATTTCAAAATGTGCAACAATTGACACAGGATAATCTATTTAACACTTTGTCTGGGCAAGGCACTTATCAAGCGGAAATTTGTAGATTTATCCAGGGTTCAGATGGAAGTTTGGGTGCTCTCGTTACAACTATGGATGTAATCTCTGGGGGGACGTCTCAATCAGGCGGTTCAATTACAATTGGAACTGTTACAACTTATACTCTTCCTGCTGGCTCTGATGCATCAGTTGATATAAATGAGCGAGAAGAGAATGGAATTGTGTACACGGATTTTGTTTTTTGGATTCCTCAAGGTGAAGATGGAAGTGGCGAAAGCAAAAAACAATTTGTAAAAGTGTTTACCAAATCAGATTTTGTCCAAGTAGGCAATTTACAGAAGTACTACCTCTCTATACCGCAAAGGGAGCATAAATTGGTAAACCCTTATGTAATAAAGATGGTAGCAAATCAATCAGATGATGCGGAAGATGGAGCCTATATGACTTCTGTTGTATGTTCTGAAAGATTGTTATCAACAGGCACAATTAAAGTATACATTACAGTTGATTTGAACTCTTATTCATCTTTTGATGGAAAGATATATTTGAAAGGAGAATAATATTTATGGCAATAAACGATTCAAAGAAACCTTTGCTCTTGGGAATGTCAACAGAAGAAGTCATTCAGAGTTCTGATGCTAATTTTACATCTTTGTTTGATTCAATTGATGACTTGGATCAAAATATAAAGAACAGTGGATTTGTTACTAGAGATGTAGATAATCTTGTCAATTATACATTAAATACTAAAACTGGTACAAGTATTTTGTTGTCGATTGACAAAGACTATGTTATGACATTGCAACTCAAGAATGAGGCAGGAACAGTTGTTAGCACGTCATCAATTGACTTCCCAATTGAATCAATGATCATTGATGCCAGCTATGCAAATGGTACATTAACACTCACTCTTCAGAATGGCAATTCTATAGATGTTGATATCTCTGCTATTATAAGTGGACTTGTCCCCGATAGTAGAAAGATAAATAATAAACCTTTATCTGCTGATGTTACTTTGACACAAGATGACATTGGAGAAGGGACATCTTACAAACGATATTCAAGCACAGAAAAGACTAAACTCGCAGGCATTGATGAAGGGGCAAATAGATATGTTCACCCATCCTATACAGCAAGACCTAATGCTCTGTATAAAATCACTGTAGATAATACTGGGCATATCAGCGAGGTTACACCTGTCACTAAACAAGATATTACAGCTCTTGGTATTCCTGCCCAAGATACCCGATATCCCTTGGCAACAGAATCTACATCAGGATTGATGTCCTCTGTGGACAAAAAGAAACTTAATGCCATTGATCCCAGTTTAGAGGGTGTTACAGCAGACGAAATTGGTAAAGTTAAAGATGTAAAGGTAAATGGCACAAGTGTACTTAATTCAGAAGGAGTCGCTGTTGTTACAATAGAGGAATTAAACTCTGGGTATGTATCAATTGTAACAACTGATAGTCGCTGGACAACGCAGACTGTAAATGGCACTGTCTATCAAGCAATCAAGGTTGAAAAGACCAACACTGCAATAGAAGTGTATAACGCAAGCGGTCAAAGGATTGTAGCGCAGAATGTATTTGATGACAGTTATCTATACATTTGCGTCGGTACGGCAAAAATTGCTTGTACACTGAGAACGATTGGAGGTCAATCACTAGGCGGATCAATTGGAGTATATCAATCTGGTATAAGCAAAACAATTACACTGCCAAGCGCAGGATTATATGAAGTAGTTTTAGTGGGATATGCTTCCAGTGTAATATTGGGGTGGGACGGACACAGTAGAGCGAGATCGGCTTGTATCATCGACGTGGATACAAACGATAATTTATGTTATGTATATGCCTATGTGTCTATGAACGGTGTTCTCTCCTTAATTGAGCGCAAAATAAGTACAGGCACAGAAACATTTGTTACTGACGCTGAGCTCAAATATCGTAAGTTAGCAGACGAATAAGGAGTTGGTCAAATGGAAATAGATTTGTCCTCGACTTTTGAAGAGGTTATAAGAGAAATAAGAGGAAAAGCAAATCTTGCTGGTGGCAATACATTCAGTGGCAATCAAGTTATAACAGGCTATCTTGATATTCGTGGAACTGCTGCGGAAAAGCACCTAAAAACACGTGGCATCGGCGGAAGTGACGGAAATGGAAACAGTAGCGATTTGTATTTGCAATATTCGAGCGATTACAAAACCTACTTCGGAAAGAATGGTAACAGCTCGCTCAATGCAGATGGAAGCATAAGCATAAACGGCAAGACTGCTGCAACAACCGACCAAATACCAGCAGCAGCTAACAACGGCAAGCTTACAATTCAAAAGAATGGCACAGATGTTGCTACATTCACTGCAAACCAAAGCACGAATACGACTGCGAATATAACAGTACCAACCAAAGTGTCAGACCTAACGAACGACAGTGAGTTCATAACATCTGACGGCTCAGTAAAGCGTGTAATAGACTATAATGATACAAGTAAAAACATAAAAATAGGTTATTCAGGGGCAGGAATTACTGGCGGTGACATTAAATATATCGCAGGTTATACTGTGAGCGACGGCACTGCTGGTAATGTTGCTAGAATAAAAGACATTTCCAAAGATGCACTAAAATCGTGGTTGGGATATGCTACTGTTGCAACAAGCGGGAATTACAACGACTTGACGAATAAGCCTACGCCAGCAATCAAGTCGGCGAGTCTTTCTGGAACGACATTGTATCTAACGCTATGAGGTGAGATTATGCCTATTATCGTGAACGGAACAACACTCAACAACGTAGATGTGGGCGGTGTAAATATACAAAAAGTTTATACAAGACAAGGCGAAACGGGGACATACGTTCTCGTATTTGAAAAAGGAGGAGTTGTAACAGTGGCATTGTGGTTTGGTGGTAACTGGAAAATGAACAAAATTAAGTCGGAAATAGACGATTTTTTTAATACGTTTAATTCAGCGTTGGATTTGAACCCGACAAAGAAAGTAGTTATATTCCCACCAGCGTGTTATCTAGACTATGTTAAGTCTAAAATTTCTTCTGCATTGAGCAGTATGGTCGAAGTCGGAATACAAAACATATCGGATATGGCAAAAGGTGCATTTACTGGACAAATTTCAGCGCAGATGGCATTTGATTGCGGTTGTACTTATGCATTGATAGGTGAAAGCGAAGCTAGATACTATTTAGGTGTTACTGATAGTGCCGCCCACGACCAAGTACTTCTCGCATTAAACAACGGCTTAACGCCTGTATTGTGTGTTGGTGAAGATTTGGAAATTCGAGAGGCAGGAACTTCTAGGGCTTATATTGAGAACCAACTACAAGCGACAATAGGAACGTTATCGACGAGCGAAGTGGAAAGATTGATTATAGTTTATGAGCCAATCTGGGCGATTGGCACTGGCAAAACTTGTTCGGCACAAGATGCAAATGAAATGTGCGGTTACATAAAAGAATGGTTGGCTTATTATAGGTGGGGGCAGGAATATGCAGAGAAGATACCTGTATGTTTTGGTGGTAATGTAAAGCCTACAAACATCAACGAATTGTTAGCGCAACCGTATATTAATGGAGCAAACGGTGCAGGTGTATCTCTTAAAGCGGCAGACTTTGCTGGAATGATTAATATCGCATAGTAATGAGGTGCGGAACTATGGCAATTATACAAATCAAACAAATCGACATTGATGCATTTATAGACCAACTCGTTATTGCGGGAGAAAATGGAGACGAGGTTATCTGCACCCTATACGATTGCCGCATTAACGGTATCGATACAATCGAAAAAGCCGAAACCGCTTACAGTGAATACTTGTACAAAAAGGCATTCAAAGGAGTTTGAACATGTGTAAACAAAATGAAGAAGAAGGAGAAAAGATAACTCCTTCAAAAGCAAAACGAGCTTGTGATTGGGCACTCAGTTGTTTAATTCGTTTGCCCATTATAATTCTTGTGTTGGGGGTTATATTGGCAGGAGTCTTCCTTGTCATGTTGCTCATCTCCCCTGAGACAGTTAAATTGGCAATCGACTATTTGAAAGTTTGGTTTGGCCAGAATTGATTTACTACAAATTCAATATAATACTTATATTGAAATAAATTAAAGGAGGAAGAAAGATGTACAAAATCATTGATGGTGTACTCTATCAGCAAGTTGACACTTCTGACATCAAAGAGAAGATTAACTCTGTTGTAAGAGATGTCAAACCCTATCAACAAGCTATTGAACAAGTAGACAATAAGATCGAAAGTCTCAATAGACAGCGCATCGAATACAAAGCGCAAATCGATAAAATCGTTGCGCAAGCTGGTCTCGATGCAGATCTTGTGAAACAACTTGATCCGGACAACGCTTTTGTGCTTGGATTTTGATGTCTCACCACTCAGCATCATTTTATGGTTGATTAAAATGATCTGTAGAATTGTGTTTTGACAGGAGGAAATAAAATGGACACATTTCAAATGCTTTTGGATAAATATGCATTGATTGTAGTCCTTGTAGGACTTGTTTCTTGCATATTGACCAATTTTATCAAACTTCCTGTACAAAAAGCATACCGTAATAAAGCAAAGACGGATCCTGCGCTCACTGACTTGGTGATACGAAATAAGCTCCGTACACTTTGCACTTTGTGCGTGACAGCGTTTTGCCTTGTCGGCATGCTATTGTATTATGGATTGACCATGAAATCCTGGCAAATGTTTTTGAACAAGAATTTGTATGTGGATTTCGCAGCAGCAGTGGCGGCAGCCAAGATCATTTATGCAGCATATGAATCGGGGGATTTGAAATTCAGTCCCAAACAAATTTGGCATAAATTCCGAGATTGGCTGAAAAAGGTTGCTGCCAAGACTGAAAAGATCAAGACTTCGGATGTGACGGATCTGGTTCAAGACATACTGCTCAATGACATTGGACTTCCCCTCACAGATGATCAAAAAGAAGCACTCACAAATGCTTTGAATGGTCATATCGCTCCTAAAAAAGAGACTGCTCCGGATGAAAAGACCGAGCCTGTTGCGCAGGATCAGAGCTCTGCCCAATCATGAGAAATTCGTTTGGTTGCTGTTAACATCAACAGTTATCCTAATGATTTTCTTCATGATTTGCAGATTCTGCGGGCTGTCTTATTTTATGAACAAATATGAAGAACAATCTGCAGAGACTTGGATGAAAGAGCTTATTCTTTTCATTTCAAGTCTCTTTGACTATATACTCATTGCTACGTGCTTGTCACGAGCTAAATGGTATTGGTGCACTCTCACAGGACTTCTATTCAATTGTTTATTCTTTATCCCAGTGCCATAAATAACCCTGCCATGGATAATCGTGGTGATTATATGGAAGTAAAAGATCCCAAAGTTGTGGAAACGTATCCTGCTCATATCGACGGCAAAGCAACTTTGTTCTTTGACTTTGAACACTGGACATTCTGCAGCAAAAACTTATCAATGGCAAACCAAGTCTCCAATGGTTCTGTTTTCAACCCTTAAATAGCAGTGCTGAAGCAGTTACCAATCCTGATCCTCAAAACACAGCAGAGGACACTCAGATGGTCCAGGACAAGAGTTCCGACAGAAATGTCTAAAAAGAATCCCCTCCAAAAGAGGGGATATCTTTTTGTTTAAGGCAACATGACTTCACGGAACACATCTTGCCAGTCAGCAGATTTATCGTCCACATAAAAGTCAGCAAAGACTTTACGAGTGTCTCCTCCCCATTTCTGTTGAACTTCGGGGAGATTTTGATTAACTGCGTCAAACTTGAGGTGAAGCATGTTCTCACAATAGTCAACCGCTCTTTGTAAGGATTCTCCAGTTCTGCAAGTCCACAGAATTATCTTGTGCCCCTTACATCTAAGAAGTTGTACAAGAGCGACACGATCTTTGATTGGTTCACCAATTTCCGGAAACTTATCTTCTACAAGTGTCCCATCGAAATCAATTGCATAAGTCATTTGTTATTCCTCCTCGTAAGGTGAATTGTGGACAGGTCAATGTTGATAATGTTGTTTTGATTGTACATGTCAATCAGGGTTACAATTAGAGATTCTGCCCATTCTCCAATTGTGTGCCAGCCGTCTTTACGGAGCTTGGTCTTTGCTTTAAGGATACTCTCTTTAGAGCTCAAATCGCATCCGGAGCAAATCTCAAGCAGCTTATAAGCACTGAGACCTGTTTCCTTCTTAATACGAGCCAAATCCTCTTTATATTTGTAATCAATGTAACAAATGTGGGGGTTTGTAGCTGGGGCAGAGATTTTAATCTTTTTGATGTTGGCCATGATTCATCCTCCAAAGTTCTGCCAGTGCTTCATTGGAAGGACATTCACCGTTCTCAATATACTTGGTCAATTCTTCCTCAGTTACAGAAGAAGCATCCCAAGTGAGATTATCTTCTCTGTATCCAGTTGTTATACGAACTGGTTTGTTCCAATGTCTTTCATAGATATGCATATCACCGACAGTGTGATAATATTTACCAAGAGGCATACCGATCTCTTTGGCAACCGCTTGTTGTAAATAAGTAAAGTATGCCATATCATAAGGCAATCCGAGCCACACATCATTTGAACGCATATAGACATGTGCTTCAAGTGTTCCATGAAAACATGTAAACTGAATCAGACATGTGCAAGGTGTATCTTTGGTCGGAGCATCACTCGGTGTTTTAATATGAATGACTGCTTGACGATCGTAAGGGTTTTGTTTGAGTTTTTCAATACAATACTTCAACTGGTCAAAGTTGAACATCTTTTGAATCCTGTAACCATAAGCTGAATTCAAGGTTGTTCCATCGTCTGTTAAGTCGTACCACATCTTGGCATAGGGGGCAATGTCTTCAACCTTATTGGATCCGGACATATACCAACGCAATTCTGCCAAAAGGTATTTCAAAGAAAGATTTCTGACAGGATCCAGGCACACTCCGCATTGAGGACGATCCAAACAAATGGTCACGTTGGTAAGATGTTTTGTCTTACCAATACGGCTCTCAACGATTTCTCCCAAGAAGTCAATATTCTTGTATGCTTTTTCAAATGCTTCTGTTGCTGTGACTGCTTCTAAAATTTGTAGCATAATGCTTCTCCATCGATTTTAATATAGTTTGCTTTGGTTCTTCTAAAGAGACTCGTGTATCCGCCACGAATATTCTTGACTGCTTTGATCAAAGATTCTCTGTCATATGAACCATTGATAGACTCTTTACGAGATTCTAACCGATCAGCGATCTTGTCAGATCCCAAATCAACATACAGTACAACGGTATGCGTCTTGGGGAAAATCTCTTGCTGCAACTTCATCAAATCTGCTTCTGTAAGTTTACGCTCGGATGGATCATTATAGATGAATTGTCCATAGCAGAAACGATCGAATATTATGTTTTGTCCACTGGACAACATTTGAACATATTCATCATACGTTCTGGGGCATGATTCATGCCAGTACAAGAATCCGCATTGCTCACAGAAATAGCGAGCTATGCTGGTCTTGCCTGTACCATCACACCCTTCAAGAATTATATTCATATGAGATTCCTCCAGAATTTCCAATTGAATTTTACAGATGGGAGTTTAGTTCGTATTGTTTGAGCGTAACGAACTCCGGGATGGTCACCATAATATTTCTTAGAACATTCCACATAATAAGCATATCGTTCTTTGCTGATTGAAATATTGCTGGCATTTGAATTTCCTCCTGGTGCTGAACATATACTTGGGCAATCATACTCAAGATCGGTCATCTTACATGCCAAAAGCCCAGAAGACATAATGTCAAATTGAAGAGCATAATCCTCAACTCCCACTTGGCTATGCGGTTTATAGGTTATTTGAGCATTGTGTAGTTTAGCCAGATTTAGATGAATACACTGTATACATGTTCCAGAGTTATACGGATACAACTCTGAATTGGCATGTTTCATATTCCATCCCTCAGGACGATATTGTGGAGAGGAAATTGCAATTCTTCCAGAAGGATCGAACTGTAACCAAGCTATCCACATTTTAAGTATATCCATCCATCGTGGCTGAACACCTTTAATGACTCTTGATGGTCTCATAGCATCTTTTCCGTTCTTTGTAACCGAAGGAGAAAGAAAGTCTATTTGACATATGTCATCATCAAACATGAAGATATTGTCATAATAAGGATATGCCATCTCACAAATTGCTTTGCGTGTTTCAGAAATGTCATGTACATTATCTAAAAGAAGAATGTTACACTTATCCGCCCATTTTCTGTACATATCCAATTGTTCTCTCCGAATACATAAGATTATGGGCAACTCTGGCTCTTTAAGCAAGTGCTGAAGAATCTTAGCATCCGGACGATTGTAACTGGGAACAAATATGGGATAAACATTTTCATCTTTGATATTGTTACGAGCCCACTCGTACAATGATTCACTGCGGTACATTGTTTCCTCCCAATCCGAACCAGGCATTCAAATTCTTAATTATCTCCTGTTGAGATCCTTTAAGACAATAACACCCAGCTTGAGATAGTTTTTTGTAGGTGCTGTCGATAGCTTTAACTCTATCAACGGTGTTTTTAGGATTGAGCTCCTTAAAATTCCCCGCAGATTTCCTACGAAGGTCAATTCTTCTGAGGCATTCTTCAATGGGAGTGTCAAGATAGTAGAATAACACATTCGCTCGGTCAGACACCCTTTTGGCCAATTCGAGCCATCGAGAAGTGAGAGTAGAAATGAGCAAGCCTTCAAACAAGACATTGTAACCTTGATTAAGACAATACTCAATTCTATCTTCCACTTCTTGTTGAGTTCGTATTGTGTCACAACCACCACAGGTATTCTCATAAGAGCCAATGATAATCCATCTTAATTCTGGGTTGGCATATCCCCAAATCTTACCTTGGGCATTAATAGAATGCCAACCTTGTTGCATAAGGATATTGCGAACGATAGTTGTTTTACCCGACCCAGATGTTCCCCGCAAGTTTACACATGTTAGTTTAGCTGATTGTTCCATAGGTTACGAACTCCTTACATTTTTCTTTTCTGATTCCTGTCCAGCCATTTAGCTCACCCAGAATTTCGTGGGGTACATTTTCATAGCGCACCTCAAATAGTCTATCCCAAAGACCATTTAACTGCGGAAGAGCTTGTTTGTAATGTAGCAATTCTTCTAATCTGCGATCCGTATAATATGACAAATATCGAGTTTGTTTGTACAGCTTATAATATGAGCACAGATATCCGATGATACGGTTAAAATTGATTGGATAGGGAAGATGGTCTTGCGTGTACTTCACAACATACGCCAAGTACGATTGTAATACTGGAATTTCATCTGCTGTGAAGTCACGTTTTTCTACTGCTTTTGCTACATCATCTTGACGAGCAATGACCAGCAATCCTTGAGAACAAGTCTTACAAGCGTTCCAATCCAAAGATGAAATCTCTTTGACAAGTTCTTTATTGGCAAGACCAAACAATGCTTCTATGAACAGCATGGCAGAGAACCTACCACAATAGTATAGTTTAGTGAACCATTTGTAAATGACATCATCATCCCAATTCCATTCTTGTATCCACTCTTCTTGAGAACGTCCATTCAAATGTTCTTTGTAAGATAAAACAATGGCACAAAACTTATTATTGTTCTTCACGTATCTTCTATCTGATTGGAATATTAAATCATCTTTGTATTTTATCCAAAAGTCTTCCAAACTTTCTTTTGTTGCAGATTCAATTGTAGGAAAGAATACATGCAACAAAAGAGTTGTTGAAACACAATAGCATGTTGAATACAGAAACGATATCCAAGCTTGATCTTCAAGACTGGGAGAACTGAAACAGCTCAAATTGTACACATCGCTATCATTATGGCTATGTTTGGCATCATAGTACTCAACAAATTTGTCAAGTCGCCACAATCCACCTCTGTCATTCGGTATGTTCATATTTGCCTCTGATTATTTTCCTTGGGGCATCATCCACGGAGGAACAGCTCCCGCACTTTGTGCTGCTTGAGGTTGCATCCAGGGGGGAAGATCCGGAGCTGCCTGTTGAACAGGAGCAGCAGGTTGAACAGGCTGTTGAGGAACTGCCGCAGGTTGAGGTTGAAGCATTGTCGGAGGAGTGAAGACAGGCATTGCGGGAGCAACAGGTGCTTGCGGGATAGCTGATGCTATTGGTACGACAGGTGCTGCTTGTTGAGTCGCTGCTGCTTGGGCAACCTTATTGTATTTGGTGATGATCAATCTGCTCTCATCGTTCGGATCTTGCTCGATCACAATTTGAAGGGTTTTGCCTACAAGAGAACGAGTGTCCAAACGGAGTTTTCCAGATGCGTCAATTCCGATTGCTTCGAGGAATTGTTTCACCTTCCAAAGTGCTTGTGGAACAAGACTGAGCCATGCCATTTTGGTTGCACCATTGCCATCTTCAAAACGAAGTGTCAACTGATCAGATCCCGTGCTTGCTTTGCTGAATTCCGCTGATGCTACCTTTACATTGTGCGTGCCTTCGCCAAGGTTGTTGTATGATTCTACACCTGTAAAATCAAGATCAAAAATGTTGTTTGCCATGATTATATTCTCCTTATTTTAGATTTCTGAATAAAATTGTTTGAGTTGTGTATATGCTTGACCCTTATACACAACCATAGTTGCTGGGGTGTTGTCTGCTGCGCCTTGACCCTTAATCCAATAATATGGATTCAAAGGATTGATGTCCAATGTGTAACAGGTCATTGTTTCTTCTGGTGTGTCCGGATTGTTGTATTGCCTGATTGCCGTATGGAAGGCATAGTTAAGCATTCCTGTAAGGTAACGCTGAATGTTCGGGGAAGCATTAACCGAAATTTCAGGAACAAGCTCGTTCTCATATCCTTCGATAACGCTGGTGCGCTCATGGAATTCCAAGATTACTCGTTTACCATTCTTTGCAAGTTGAGCACAACGAGCAATCACTTGATTAACTCTTGTAGCATGTTCCCCCCACAAATCTTGATTCATGTGAGCTTTTTTCTTTTCTTCAAGCAAAAGCCTGGGGTGATTCTCAATCCATACAGAGAACGTACTGAGAACAAGGGTTATCTCTTGAGGGACTTTGTCTGCTGCGTCAAGAATATCAAGCAATTGTGCTGCTGAATATCCTGTAGCATCAATATACGGAATATCGGGATAATCCCTCTTGATTGCGTTTAACCCTTGGTCATCGAATATGACGAATACAGGGTTGGGAAAACTGGCGGATACCGTTGTTTTGCCTGTAGATCCTCTGCCATAGAGACCTATAAGACGACCACCAGAGAACTGGCTCAAAGGTTTACACATGCTCATTAGATCCATCTTTTTGATCCTCCTTTTTATTTGTATTATTTGTTCTTTTTGGTATACAGCGATTAATGATCTTTTCTTTCAAATCATCCAAAGCTCCTACGCCATACAATACTCTTTTAGTGCCACACTGGGTTAACCCAAGTTGGCAAAAGCCTTTTTGATTTGGTTGATCATAAACTCCGAGCACACAATCTGTAATTGCATCCACCTCGACTTTATTTGTCCCCAAATCAGTTATTGTTACTTGAAACATCGGATGTTTCCTCCTTTTCTTTATCCGTTGTGAACAAAAGCTGTTTTGTGTACTCTACATCTCCACCAGTGAGAGAAACTTTACAAAGCTCTTTGTATTCACACCACTCGCATTCTTTTCCAAGAGTACGAGCATGTGACTTATTCTTACGAATTTCTTTCACTGTCTCAACAAAGTCATTCCAGACTTCTTCAATGGCTATTGGTTCAACAGGGGTAATGTATCTGTCAAAATAGTTTTTGTAATTGTCCTTAATGTCCTCATATATGCTGGCTGGGATTTGTTCTGGGGCAACTCCTGCCCATATGAATGAGTGAATCGTTTGTTTGCTGTATTGTTTGCCGAACGAGCCATCTTTAAGAACTCTGGGAGGTTCCGGAAGTTCTGTTTTGATCATATCCCAGATAACTCCGTCAATGTGATACCCTATCTGATTGAGACGACGGATATACAATGATGTTTGTTGATTAAGCCAAGTGGACTCAAGAGACATCTTTGTGGTCTTGAAAGTCTTGTGCTCAACAACGTATTGTTTGCCATTGATTTCAACGATAGCATCTACAATGCCAACAAACTTATCTCTTGTGCCAGGGATCTTGCACTCAATAGGCAATTCAACTCCGAGCACCTTCATAAGTCCTTGATCTTGATAATAGATATCGTCATACTCTTGCATAATCTTTTCACAGACTTCCAAGAAATCTTCTCCAAGCATCTCTTGATATGTTTGAGGCATTTGATCATACTTGGGTTTAATCTCTGTTAGCAAGACTTCGTGCCAATTTGGTGTTGATGGGTCATCACTCTTCATAGAGTTCAACCGTACTTCCAAAAGCCTGTGTATGGTTGATCCAAGATACAAAGGTTTTTGTGGTGCACGAGATTTGAGCTTATCTTCATAGCGATATGACCATCTGCGTTTACATCCTCTAAATGAACATATCTGAGAATGTGAATAGTACTTGATTGGTCTTTTTTCTGCCATAATACTCCTTTGCGGAGTTTAACCGCTCCGCTCGGTTTATTTCTTAAATGTTTAGCAAGTATAGTATTCCATCCTGACTGTAATTTCAGGATTGACCTGGCATACACTCATGATTCGATACCCTGCACTCGTATATGCTTCTCTAAAACTCTCGTCATCGTTTATGTCATAATAATATGATGTGTCATAAGACGGAAGATATTTATCATTAGAATAAAATTTGATACGAAGTTCTCTTTTTGTGCTTTCTTTCATTTGAAATTCTCCTTATCTTTCAATTTCTATCTCTTTACAGTTTACTGATTTCAAATAGTCAACTGCCTCTTCTATGCTTTCCCAGCCACCAAATGTTCTGAATGGATCTTCATCTATCTCTTCCAATCCATCTTCTTCTGTGACAGTTATTTTTGATATTGATGCCAGGATTTCATTTCCACAAACTTCAATGTAACCTTTTTTGTATCTTTTCATTTTGAAATACTCCTTTGCGGAGTTTAACCGCTCCGCTCGGTTTTGATTTTTATCTTTCAAGACGTTTGATTTCGTCTTTTGCTTCTTTTAATGTCAATCCCCAGAAATCTATTTGTTCGTCATACTCTGGTAGACCATATTCGCTATTGTTTTTATAAATCTTATAAGAATCACCATTGCGAACTCTTTTTATTCTGTAATAGGTGCCATCTTCAACTTTTATAAGCTCATCCCTGTATCCGTCTGTAAAAGCCACTTTTGCAACTGTTTTCATTTTGAGATTCTCCTTTGTAAGATCTTTACCTATCTTACACTTATGATTATATTCTCATTTTTCCAAAAAGTAAAGTATTTTTTACAAAGTTTTTGAAAAATTTTTGAATTTCCATCCAGCATACACATAACCTGTGTCTGTTTGCATAGGAAGCACGTCTATAGATTCCAAACTCCGGAAGAATTGATTTCGTTTGTTTGATGGTCTTTCCTCTCTTAAACAGAATCTCACATATTCATCGTATAATGCATCTTGGGTTATAACGTCTGAATAGAGATTGGTACGTTGAAGCAATGTAGTCATGTATGCATGTATACTGTCTGAGTCATCTCGAAGTTTTTCTGCTCGTTTAATACTATTGGATGAAGGGTAAATTTTCTTCATGTTCTTTAACCGATGGCACAAAACTGGAATCATTGCTTCAATGCTGTCATCTGAGCAAAAATCATCCACATAGCGTTGATTGAGCTGAATCTTGTTGCTCATCTCAAGAATACGAATTCTGTTATAGAAAGCATCAGATTTCTCCTCTAACTGCAAAGGCATAGTGTTAAAAGAGAATATCAGCTTTGCGAACGGTGTAAAGAAGAATGGTGTTGTTCCTTTATCTTCATACATAATACGGTCATCGCCTGTGATCTTCTTCAAATTTCCAATGTCATCCAATGCCAAGGAAGAGTTATCAGCGCAACTGTTAACCAACTTGTCTTTTAGTCGAGCAGGATAGAATCTCTTACTCATGTCTTGAACAGATAGGTTACTGATATTGTCATAACCTACAAGAGCCTCAATCATCTTGATCAACGTGGATTTACCTGTATCTGAACCACCGACCAAGCACATGAAACACTTCATTCCGTTTGATGTTGTCATACAATAGGCAATGAAATCAACAATCATTGCAATATCGTCAGCTGGAAGTCGAGTCTGACGGAGAAAATCCATCAACTGTATATCTTCCATTGATAGACTGTTTTGCATATAATTGTGCGGTATTTGAATCGTACTCAAATAACAAGGATTATGCGGATAGAGTTGTTGAGTCTCAATGTCAAACATACCGTTTTTGAAATTGATCATCTGTTTGTAAGGGTTACATCTATTGTCATCAAAGCACAAACGAATATCTTCTGTCAAAAGTTTATAGATCTCTGTAATCTGATTTTGCTTTTGGAATTTGGGATCGTCAATCAATTGTTTGATGAGATCCTTAACATAGAGAGCGTTTGGCTTGAATACTCCGTCAAGATAAACATAAGGAGTATTGCCCAATACAAACATAGGATGTTCAGCAATGATATAATCTACAAGAGCTTTGTGATTTATAGCTGTTGCTGTGCCTTTATCATTGTACAATTTGAAATCAGGTTTTCCGGAATGTGATAAAGGCGCATATCCCAAAGCATGCTCAATTATACTTCCCAATTCTGCAGCAGATAAAGGTTCTTTCCAAACATATTGATTTATAAGACTTGCTGTATAACGGATTTGATTTTCATCAAATCGAGATGTTCTTAACCGCATAAGTTGACGAAGCATTGCGTCATTGCGACCGTCTCCATCCTTGGCTCCAACTTTAATGAAGGCATCAGATTTTTGAGGAATGTTCAAAGGTTCTATCCAGAATGGAAGATCTTCTACTTCTCCTTCAATGAATTCTCTGTCTTCACAATTGAACGGCAACAGAGCGTATCCTTTTTCAGCAACACGAGTGTCACAAATCAATCCAATAGGAGTATGAGCCTTAACAGCTTGACGAATTTCATGATCAGTCTTATAATAGAAATGCATACCGTGAGGTGTTTTACATTTCAATGTGTGCGATGCTTTATCAAGACAAGATGCTTGTTCTTGGTCATCAATATCAATGATCACGAATCCTTCGGGACACCACAATCCAACAGTTCCGCCTTGTGAAACCCAAGTCTTGGCTGTTTCCAGATTGTACAGGTTAGCATCTACAGCTCGTTTACCTCGACAAAGTTTGAAGTGGTTATCACCAAATATTCTGGCAATGTCATCAAGTGTTATCATATGGACTCCTGTTAATTGTTTTTGTCGTTTTCGTCTTGTATAACTCCACGAATGTGCATGTAAGTTATACTGTGCTCCTCCAGGTATGCTTCTGTTTCAGGTTCGAGCGGAAATTCTCTTCCCCAAAAGATTTGAGTAATGCCTGCTTCAACGAGAGCTTTGGCACAATTGATACAGGGGTAACGTGTTACAATTGCCGTGGCTCCTTTGAGCTTATGTTTATACACAGGTGCTACATTGTTCAGAGCATCAATTTCACTGTGGCATTTAGCACAACGACACGTTGCTCTATGTGTTTTAGAGTTATCCCCGAACACTTCTTCACGCAGACATCCGACTTGTCGGCAATCTTCTTCACCATGGTTCGTTCCTTTGGCTAAAACTGTACGCCATTGGTCTTCAGCAATGAGGAAGCACCCTACATGTGTTTTACGGCAGGTAGAGTTATTGTCTGCATAGGTTTGAGCCATGCGAAGCATGTTTGCCAATGTGCCTCTGGCATATCTTACCTTGTGAAGAGTAAGAGTATCCAACATGTTTTGGCATTCTTGTTCATCTACCTGATTGATTAAGTTAAGCATCTTTTCTTTGCTTGTCATCTTTATTTCCTCCTGGGTTATATCTTGCTCTTGGTCTTCCTGTTCCAAGTAGAGTTTTCATATATTTGCTCAATTCACACATGCAATTCTGTAAAGACATCACATTCATAAATCGATCTTCCATAGGTAAATCTATCAATAATTTGTCTGGTGTCCAATCTATATTAAGCCATTCCAACAGTTTATCCCAATTATCTCTTAGCCAGAATAACTGCTCTTCTGGAGTAAGACCGCCATTATCTGTAAACAAATAGCTTAACCCTCGTATTGCTCCTGGTCCAGCAACCACAAAACAATTCTCAGAGAATAAACTTTCAGGACAATATGTCCAATCTACAAATATTTGGTAAGCCAAAAATCTTCCTATGCCTGAGATACTGTTAATTTTTACAAAGAAGTCTACAGCATAGGTTTTTTGAAGAGCATCTACAATGCTGTCATAAACTTGGTTAGCACAATAGATTAGACAAGAAATTGCTGCATTGTCAGACTTGCCCACTGCTCGATTACAGTATTTTTGCATACCAGAAGTCATAAAGACTCCTGTAAACAAATTGTAATCCTGTGGAAAACTTCTAAGAACTTGACAAGCATGTTCAATTTCTTTTGGGTTCTTAAAATCTCGTATGGGCATAAACCCTTGTACTGTTTGAGACTTGTTAATCATTCGGAAAAGAACTATGTTTAATAGTTTATCCGTGGGGGACAAGTCTTGAACCGAACATACATGCTCAATTAACCAACGAGTCTCTTTATCATGCTCTCTACGAACATTGGTAAATCGATATTGATTAAGTATCTCATCGTCAGTCCAAGGAGAAGACATATGTAACACATCCTTCTTTAGATGTATCAAATAGCGTTCTTTAATCCAGTGTGCAAGTATTTGGAATACATTTGTATCAATACGAATAGAAGTCGTATTGCGTATCCTATCTACATTGCATCCTGCATAATCTTGGTCATAAATCTTATTTCTCATAGACTTGATTATATTCCTTCTTTCTCAAAAAGTAAAGTATCTTTTACAACATTTTGACATTTAATTTTTTGAAAATTGATTTACGATGCTGAAAATATCGTTGTGCAAGAGGCATATTGTCCACAAAATCCACAATCATCCCATAGTTTTTACCAGGAGCCGTTCGTCTTACGCGACCAGCAGATTGGATTACTGTGATGTCATCCTTTTTAGGAGTTGTAAACAATACATATGCCAATGAGGGTATGTCCAATCCTTCTTTTGCTAACTGATATGTGGCAAACAAACATTTAATCTCTTTGCGACGCAAACGATCTATTGCTGCCTCTCGTCTTTCCTTTTCTTTCTTATTCATGCTGCGAGATGAAATAACCTCTGTATATTGTTCACCCACGAGCTTTTGAAGAGTATACAGATGATCTACTCTGTCTGACAAGATAAGACATGTATCATTGAGTTGATTGATAATTTGAGCAATCAACATATTACGAGCAGGATCTTCACAAAGAGCGTTTGTTACCTTGACAAAGTTAAGCGTGCCATCCGTATTTACCATGTTTGTTAAATCTAATTCACATCCTGTTTGTACTGGCCAAACATAAGTGGGAGCGGTGGGAATATTCTCTTGATCAATTTCAATAATCAAATCCCCCAGCAAAGCAAACATGCTTCTCTCCAGTCCATCCTGACGTTTGGGTGTAGCGGTTAACCCGAATTTGTGATAGGCACTCAATTGGCTGATGACCTTATAGAACATCATCAAATGTGTCGGAGTACCAACTGCCTTGTGACATTCATCAACAATGATAACATCCCAATAGTCTCTATAATCATACAAGTCTATGCTGGCAAGCGTTTGAACTGTGGCAAATGTAATGTACTCACCAATGTCTATCTTGCCTTCGGTTATAGTGCCAATGCCCTTTGAATTAATGTCATATACAGATTTAGCACGTTCCATGCTTTGTTTCAATAGCTCCTTTGTATGAGTGATCCAAAGAGCTCTGCCCTTATACCGAGCTACAAGTTCTAAGGCGGTTTGAGTCTTGCCTGAACCACAGGGCATAACAATAACTCCGGAGGAGCTCTGAAGAGCTTGTTCAACAGCACGTTCTTGATAAGAAAAGAGATTAATGCGAGAGTTATAGTTCAGCTGAATATCCGAAGCAGGTTTAGCAAATTTTAACTCTTGCTCTTTTATTCCAGGGATGCTCATAGTCACACAGCCATAAGGTATAGTCACAGCATTTCCAGCTGTTTCAAACAAGGTTATGACTGGGGGAATGTTTTTTGTATACAATCCCATCTTTTCTTTCTTGGCAAATTCCGGATTGGAAAACTCGAGATTCTGCTTTATCCAATCCATTGTTTCCTTACTGGGATTTGTAATTGTTAGTTTATTGTCAATGTAAACCATATTGGAAATTCCTTTATATGGACACTCTTTTGTCCATTATCCAGTGCACAGGTTAACTCTTTACTTGGAGCCATGTGCACTTCTCCTGTCTTTGTATCTTTGATAGCAAAGAATGTGTTAAGAATTCCTCGCAGATTGAGCAATTCAAATGCTTGTCTTTGATTGTCTTTAACATTACTCAAAGCAAATCGAGGACTTCCACAAGTCTTGCAATCGATACATAATACCTGTCCATCTTTAAGAGCGATCACGTCAAATGGCTGACTTCCGGACGGTGAAGGCTGAAGAAAATGCGCCCACCATCCATGTTCAAACAGCCATTGAGTCATTTCACGCTCAAATTCTTTACCTAACTGCTGATTATTCATCTTTGTTGGCAAAACTGGGGCAAGTCGTATTGTCATAGGGGAAATTGTGTGTATGTTCACTGCTACGACAATACAGAGCACATATTGTAGCTGAATTCAACTCCTGACAGTGAATACAGCTTAAACAGGAGTGACATCCTTCTTTATGGATGACTTCTCTTTTGCCGTTGGCATAATACTCAATTGTCTTTTTGGTTGTTGTTTTCTTCGTTGTTGACATCGTCCAGATACCTCCGTCTTGTTCTTTCTAATTTCATGCCCACCATGTTTTGGAGCATTACTTCATTAAGATTGAATATAATCTTAAGATATTCCAACATGATTGTTACATCTGCTATTTCCCAGAATACGTTCTGAAGATCAATCTTCTCTTGAGCGTGTATCTTGGTTCTGCGGTATTTCAGAAGTTCTTTTGTAAGTTCTGACATTTCTTCGATTGCCACATCAATTTGGCTGTCTTCGCCATATTTGTGTAACATATCAACCATAAGTGATTTGCTGATTGAATCCATGATTTACTCCTTTGCTCCCCAGTTACCGACACCAATATCGACTTCAAGAGGAACAGATAGTTTAATCCCAAAATAGTTTAACAATTGGGGATGTGTCATGATATGATGAATACGAGTCTTATACTCCTCTATTTTGTCTGCTGGGACTTCAATAAGAACGGAGTCATGAACTGTTCCTACCACCCAACATTCCGGAAGGGTTTGATCGATCTCAATCATAGAACTGAGCAAGATATCACTTGCGGAGCTTTGAACAGGTGTGTTGATTGAACAGCGTTCTGCGGATCCCTTGTCCTTATAGTTGTCACTGTATATTTCGGGCAGAGCACGAAATCTTCCAAACAAGGTATATACTCCTCCATCTCTGACACATAAACGTTTTTGGTTTGCATACCATTTGTTCAAATCCTTGTACATAGCAAAGTATCTATTGCGAATTTCCGTTGCTTCTGCTTCCGTAACATATACGCCATATGATGTCTTTGCATAGTCCACGAATTTCTTAGCAGACATCCCATACAAGAATCCGAAATTAACTGCTTTTGCTTTGCGTCGTTCTTCTTTGTCAACATTCTCTTTGCCTGTGACAATAGTTGCTGTGTTATGGTGTATATCACCATTGTTGTTATAGATTTCCTTCATCTTATGCTCATCGGCATAGTGTGCTGCTATACGCAATTCAACTTGAGAATAGTCGCATTCAAACAACACATAGCCAGGTCGAGCTGTGAACAAAGTCCGTAACACTTTATCTCTTGGGACTTGTTGCAAGTTGGGATCTTGACAAGATGTTCTTCCAGTCCGGACTGTATCCACATTGAACGTGGGATGAAGTCTACCATTGACTGCTTTCTCTAACCAAGGTTTTAAGAATGTTCCCATATCTTTGGTCACACGCTTATATTCTGCCAACAATTTCGCAATCTCATAACCCATGTGAGCATAATCTTTTAAGACTTCGGCATCAATAGAGGGAACTCCCTTTTGAGTACGTTTAAGCACAGGTAATCCCATTTGACCAATGAGCACTTCTTGCACTTGGGCGGTTGAATTCCAATTGATATCTGCTACTTGCTTTAATTTGGCCAACAATGCCTCTGAACGAGCATTGTATTCCGGAATCATCTGTTGTAAACGAGCTATATCTACTTGAATGCCTCGTCTTTCAACATTACGGTATGTCAAATAAGACGGCAGAGCAATTCCGTTGTACAGCTTGAGAATACGCTCAGATTCCGGATGAGTCATAGCATCGTGCATAAGTTTACATCCCACTTGCCAAGTGTACTTTAAGTCACATTCAAGATACGGAAGCAAACTGTCAGACAATTTGAGCTTTTCTTTCTTGCTGATATCCCAATCCGGAACACCCAAGTGTCGTTGCGCTAAGATCTTCAGACCTTTGCGTTCTCCCATCTCTAAACAGTATGCCAATATCATGACATCCATATTGATAGGGTATAGGGGAGTTCCCCAAGATGTTTCAAGAAACAAGGTATCAAATTTTCCGTTTTGCCATACAAAGAACGGCTCTGGTATTGTATTCAGGAAATCTTGAAGTGGCTGGCTCTCATAAAAATATCGATATATCTCATATTGCGGTAGATAAACTCCCACAACATTGATTTTATCCTTGTAACGATCCAACCCTGTTGTCTCGATATCCATAACAACATATGTCATTGTTGACCATTCTCCTTAACTGATACATAGGAAGAAGACACTTCGTACGCTGTGCGAGTCTCTCCATCTTTGCGATATTCACGACTCTGAAAACGTCCAGACAAGGATATTTGATCACCGATCTTTCCATAATCTGCCATAAATGAAGCAGTCTTGTTCCAAACGAGGATATTGATATAGGATGTTTTGTCATTGCTTGTAGGCACAGCAATAATAAGGTCACAAATGTATCTTCCCAAAGGTGTCTCACGGAGTTCCCCTTTGTGAACGATAACTCCTTCAAGCTCAACAGAGTTAAGCTCTAACAAGGCATCCATGGTGTCAAAGAAAAATCCATCCACCCAAAGATACGTTGACTTGTGTCTTCCCGCAACAGAAGGATCGGTATTGTTGTATGTTCTCATCTCTCCAACAACTGCTACAAGCTGATCTTGATGTTGTTGAAATTCTCTCAATAGATCGTTCTTGTTTGGGAAACGAATTGGGAGTTGATCAACAGCTCCGCTTTTGCGAGCACAAACAATGATTGCTTCGCAGATGGAAGGATTTTCCGGAAGGGTGTACACATTGGTCAAGCGACCAGTCAATTTTGCTACATTTTTCATAGGTCATATTCTCCTGTTTAATTCTGATTGTGCTTTGGTACGGAATCTCTTCAAGATACGAGAGATTTGTACTTGTGTCGTACCAAGTTTTTGTGCAATTTCTCTTTGGGCATACCCTTGAAGCGTCATTTGCACAACTTGTTTTGTTTTAGAAGACTCGTGTTGTAACAATTCTAAAACAGTGAGCAATTCGGTTTGATCAGTTTTGTCAAGTGATTCTAAAGACTCAACATAGTTCTCCATTGTTTCAGCATCAACTCTATTGGAGTCATGTTTTACAAGAGTGCTATATGCCTTGTATATTCCCCAACGGATAGCTGGATAGGCATAGGTGCTAAACTGAAGACCAGTCTCTTCTTTGTAAAAAAGGCAAGCTCTCCACAGAGCAATCAATCCTTCTTGGATTAGATCTTCTTTGTAATTATTGGCCATAAAGCGATTGGCAAAATGTCTATTGAAAACATGGTACACCAAAGGAGTGTTCTTTCTGAATAACTCTTCACTTTGCATAATCTTCCCTCACTTTGGCATCCAAGTATTCTTTGCGATAATGCCTTTTCAAATTCTCACATGCTTCATGTTTTGAGCAATGATGCTCTTTGACATAAGCTCGGATGAGTTGACAAACCTCGACATCGGTTACAAAATCCTCATTATCGAGAATTCTCTTTTTGTTAATATAGGTATGAATGAGAGCAATATTATCGTGTACCATCCAAGCTGTTTTGCTCATTTTGCTACTCCTCCTCGACGAGCAATCTCTTTCCAACACATGGAACAAAGACGTTGATCGATATTGTGTTGATATTCTTTTATGGTACGAACTTCATGCACTGAATCTTCACTCTTGAACAAAGATGCATGATCCATATACCATTTGGCATCTTTACAAATCTGATGAACTGTGAGAGTTCTAATCCCTTTGGGAGAAGGATTCAAAAGGTTTTGGTTGACCGCAAAATTCTGAAGATCCTTAACATTGATTGCAAATCCGGAGATGTTATTGTATCCTATCATCTTTCTTGCCCTCCAATAACTGATCAATCAATTGTACATCGATTGCGTGGATTCCGATTGATGCTTGAGAGTCATACATCATTCGAGCGCGAGAACGGAGTTCTTTGAGTATTTCTTGAACATTTGATTGTGAAGCAAATTTCTGGATCAAATACATGGGGAAACAACTGCCCACGTATCTGCCATAAGGACATGCTGCACAACAAGCATCCGTGGATAGATATTTATCCTGATAAAGTTTACACTCCTGCATGAATTCTCTTTCAAGTTGTCTTGCAAGTTCAATTTGCTCATCTGTTGGTGCTATCAATTTCATAATTCCCTCCTGGTCTTTGGTTTATATTTCATTCTTGCTTCCCTTTTCGCAGCACGATATAGAACTGTTTCTATATGTCCTTTGAAGAATTCGGGGTATGCTCCATATAACATAGCGGTATGTTCATCGTATCTCTTTTTCAAAGAGCTGTAACGCTTGCTGATGCGATTTAATATGCGGTGGTACATATATCGTTTTTCAGTTTTCATATACACACCTCGTTCTTTTTGGTCTTGACTGGCAGTAAACTCTTTTTGCCCCCCGAATAATAAACCGCCTTATTTTTTGGCTTTTTACTGTATCCCCAACCATATGTCCTATAAGTTCTGTCATTTGCTTGATTGCGGATAGTGTTCTATAGTGCTCGTGTGTTTTCATACTCGCTCCTTTTTATCTTTCTTACATCTTCTACTGCTTGTAGAATTCGTCTCATTTCTCCGTGCCACGCTCGATAGTTCCATTCAAGAACGTCTGCGAGTGCACTTTCGAGTTCTTTTTCAGTTTTGCCCAAAGACGTTTCAACTGTTCGCACGTTATCTCCATATCCATAATGTTCTACCATATAGAATCCGTCTTTATCTTCAAATATCTTTGTGCAATCAACGATGCCAGCCAATTTCCCTTTTCTGCTCATAGACATTCTCCTTAATACACGATGTATTTACCTTTCTCATTCCAACAACCGTGCGGGCAGTGAAATGAGTATCGCCATTTGCATTTGCTACAAGGCATCTTGTCCCAGTCTACCTTGATTTCGGTTATAGTGCCGTCATCATTGACACGCTTAATCGTCACTATGTTCATTGGTATAACCCTCGTTCATAATTCTTTCAATGGATTTTCTGTACTTCTGCAATTCCTTTTTGAGGTCAGCAATACACAATTGCCAGCCTTGTTCAGTGTACGGATATTTCTTAAGACTTTTGGTCTTTCCAAAGACCGTAAACTCGAAATACAATCTCTTTTTGTTCTTGTTTCTGGCTATTGTGATACTGTCTATCAATCTCAAAGCATCGATGTCAGCCAACAGAACGTATTGTGTCATCCTTTCACTTCTGACTTTCTTGCCCTTCACCGTTCTATAATAGTGAATAGAGAATGATTTCGTGCCATTGTCTATTTCTTCAAATGTGGGGAAAATACTTTTGCTCATTGTTTACCTCCTGAAACTTTACGAAGACCAGTGTCTCCAAATTTCTCTTGTCCATCTTTCTTGCCTTGATAGTACGCATCAGAACTGGATACAGATCCTCTACCAAGACCATGTTTGCTAAACGAAGCACTCTTGGCTTGCATGTATGCTACAACATCGGTATCTTTTACCAGTACCAATCCCCAGCCCTCTTTATCAGCAGAGATCTTTTGTTCTTTGAAACGCTCTTTCAATGCTGATATGAATCCGTATGCATAAGAGGATTTCTCTTGAATGGAATCGGAAATAGGACGAGATACGAGTTTGCCAGTAAAATAATCGGTGTATGTGCTATGTTCTTTCCAGTATGCTTTGAAATAAAAGTCGATAAAATGTACGGCAGCGGAATACACTTCTTTACAGATAGCAATGTCATCTGCTTTACCTACGAATAATGTTGTGTACGTGTCATATCCACGATAATATGTGTCACAACGGAAATTATCCGCTATACAAGATGCTAACGATCTCTTCCAAGGAGTACGATGTGCTTTCTTGTCAGCTGATTCTTCAATGACTGTATGATCAATTTCTTCTTGGTCTTGAATCTCTTCGAGACTGAGGTGATATTTGGCTAACAGCTCTTGAGCTTTGAGCAACGCAGATTGTGCTTCGTTCTCATTACTGCTTTGAGAGAGTGCTAACAGCTTACGAATGGTGTCTTGAATTTTTTTGTTCATTTGAATTTCTCCTTATATCATGTTATAGAATTTGAATGTTCTACCGTAAAATCCATGGCCATTTGGCTCATAATAGAAATCAATTCCATCAGGTTGTAATGTCTCTAAGTCACTGAGGATTTCGCTCAGGCATAGCGAGTTAGAATTATCACATTCTACCTCAAATACATCATAATACTCGTTATCATCTTCATCAAAAACTTTTATCATTCTTGAATCAATAATGATACCTTTTTGATTTCTCTCAATTAAGTGTTTGATTTTTTCAATTTCAGTTTTCATTTGATATTCTCCTTTAATTGTTTTATTCTGTGTACATTTCTACATTCCAAGATCCGAATATTGTTTCCATATGTTCGGCATACTCTAATGCCTCTTCAAATGTATCGAAATATTCTACTTCTACAAAATCTTCATCGATTGCTCTTACTACAAATTTCATTTGATATTCTCCTTGACCTACCATCATCAGAGCCAGGCGGTCATTCCTGACTGACAGGGATTGCTCCCTGTTTCGGTTATCTTATGAGAGACTTCAATTGAGCAATTTCAGCCTTGATTTCTTTTCTGCGTCTTGCGCTGTATGCTGGATAGTAAGTTCGTTCCCACTCGTTATTTTCTTCTTCATATTCTTCTTTGAGTTTAGCGATTTCAGCCTTGATTTCAGCAATGAACCTTGCACGCTCTTCTTTACGAGCAATTGCTTCGGGGGATTCGGGGATAGCATCAATGTTAAGCATCTTAACAAAGTGTTGTTTGTTGATATTCTCTGGGAGTGCCGTATACATAGCATTGTACAGCTCAAATGTTTCAACAGTCACTTCTTTTCCAATCATTGTTTCAAATTCAGATTTCATCATATTGATATTCTCCTTTGGCTATCGGGGATTGCAACCGTCTGCCTGTCCGCATTACAGCCTTTCGGCTGTGCTCTGCCTATTCCTCCCAAATCCACTTACCTTCTTTTTGATGTCTGTATTTGATTCTGTGTTCTACGATTTCGGTGACTCTTTCTTTACCGATGAATCTTACGTGTTTTGGTTCAATTCCGTAACCACGTTCCGTCCACAGAGTAGTTCTGGATTTAAGAATCTCACACACAGCCATATGAATGAGCTCTTCTTCAGTGATCGGAAGCATTTCATCGGTATCATAGTAATGATTTTCTCTTCCGCCGATTTCATCGTTGTAGATACGGTCAACAACACCTGCTAAGATTGTTTCGTCTGTCGTCTTGTAAAAGCTTTCTTTCATTTGAATTTCTCCTTTTGGCTTGCGCCACTTTTAATTTACAATATGATTATAATACCAAATGTTTCAAAAGTAAAGTATTTTTACAAAATTTGTCAAAAAATATTTGCACGCATATTATATTGAACGCTCGCTCCCTCGCGCGCGAGCGCATGCGCGCATGTTCTTAGAGGTTTGGATTGCGAGATATATATAATTTATATAGGATTCTGTACAAATCATATATAATTATTTTTGTTATATCGTGCATATCCGAGGGAGGAGTATATAATTTATATAGGGATACGACAAATTCGTATATAAATTATATAGTCTGTTGTGTCGAAACCTTTTAGAACATGCGCTCGCTCTCGCTCGAGTATATCTGAATTTGAGAATAATATTCCGCAAATGATATATAATATATAGTGAAAGACAAAAATTCAGATTGATTTGAGGTTCCGTTGGAATGAGGTAATCTGAATATGGAGATAAGTCATGTGTGATTATTGCAATGTGAACAATTTTATATGCTTGAAATGCGGAGCCATCAATGGTGAAAATAGATTTCACTTGACGGGATACGTATTTCCTCGAATAGCATTGAAGAAAATCCAGACTCGAGAGGGTGTGGGTTATTTTGTGTGGGTTCTCGTAAAGGGACTTGACATTAATAAGGTCGGCTGCGGTGAGTGGTCAGCTCTTGTGAATGAAACTAAACCCAACGCAAATTATGCCCAGTTTGATAGAGCCATTGTATATTGGGTTGGTACAGATTACGATATGTGTAAAGCATTTGCCACTCAATGTATTGGCGAGTTAAAGCCTGTCATGAATAAGGTTGGCAAAAAGAATAACATATTCATTCACGAGAAGGAATTGAGATTACCTGCTATGGACAAAGTGAGCAGGGAAGTCTTGTTGAGCGAGAGTTGCTTTGAGATTAATGGATTGAGATATTATGATGCTCAAAAGGTTAACGAAATCATAGGACGGAGGAGCATATGAATATAACAAAGATCGTAAATGGCAGAGTCGTAAAAGTATGCCACCCATTCTATGAAAGTGCTAAATGGAAAAGATGCAGAGATGCATATAGGCGCAAGATGCATTATGTGTGTGAGCTATGCGGTCGTCCTGCTGATGTAGTTCATCATAAGAATGAGCTTGGTCCGGAAGATTACTTCGTCAACGCAGAGAAGTGCTATGGTGAAGATAAC